TCGGACGGTCACACATCAATTAGTAAGACGCCAAAAGTAACAGGCAAAGGACAACAATACTTTGTTAATAAGTTTTTAGGAGAAAAATAAAAATCTTAATAGGAGGAATTATCAATGAACACGTTATACAAAACAACCCTCCTCATCACAATGGCAGTTGTGACTTGGAAGGTTTGGAAGATTGAACGAAATACGAGAAAGCCTGTAATCAATAGAAATGATTTTAGTAAAGAGTCTACAGCAGAAACGATTGAGCGACACAGTGATCCTGATTCAGGAATAAAACTACTTAAGGCATTTTCCGACTTCACTAAAGAGAACCTTACCTAATTCTAAGAAGATGAAGTTTCGTTGGTACTCAAGTGATTCATGTAAAGCAGTAGAGTAAATCTTTTCACTGGAAACACCTTCATCAGCATTCTCTGTAAGTTTTTGAAGGTTCTTTTTGAAGTGTTCACTTTGACCACCGTATAGTTCATCAGCTTCATTAACAATTTTATAGTAAAGCTGTTCATATTCACTATATGACATATTATCCACCTCCTTTCACTAGGAGATAACTAAATTATACACAACACAAAAATAAAAAGGAGGAATAGATATGATAAAAAATAGTTTGCAAGCTAAAGAACTTGCGGTAATTTTATCTGTTTCTAAATCCAAAGCAGGACAAATAATAAGAGAACTGAATAAAGAGCTTGAAGATGAAGGATACATTGCGATACGAGGCAGAATACCAGTCCAATTAGCTAGAAAAAAATTCCCTTATCACGACTTATCAGACGAGAGAATAATGGAGGAGTTGAAAAAAGAAAATGAGTAACATTTATAAAAGCTACCTATTAGCAGTACTGTGCTTCACGGTCTTAGCGATTGTACTCATGCCGTTTCTATACTTCACTACAGCATGGTCAATTGCGGGATTCGCAAGTATCGCAACATTCATATTCTATAAGGAATACTTTTATGAAGAATAAAAAAACTGCTACTTGCGCCAACAAGTAACAGTGACAAACGATTAACAAAATTAATTCACGTTCAATATAAAACGAAAAACGGAGGAAGTCAAGATGTATTACGAAATAGGCGATGTATGTCAGAAGGTAATTAATGTAGACGGATTTGATTTTAAATTAGCAGTTAAGAAGAAGGACCACAGCATTCTGGTGAATATCTTAGATTTAGAAGATAAGTTTATCGACGGCATAAACATAACTAATGAGAACGATCTATACACAGCATTAGACATATTAAATCAATCTATTTACGAATGGATTGAAGAAAACGCAGATGATTATGACAGACTAATTAACTTAGTCATGAAATGGTAGGAGGTTGCTATGAAGCAGACTGTAACTTATATCATTCGTCATAGGGATATGCCAATTTATATAACTAACAAACCAACTGATAACAATTCAGATATTAGTTACTCCACAAATAGAAATAGAGCTAGGGAATTTAACGGTATGGAAGAAGCGAGTATCAATATGGATTATCACAAAGCAATCAAGAAAACAGTGACAGAAACTATTGAGTACGAGGAGGTAGAACATGACTGAACAAACATTATTTGAACAGTTGAACAGTAAAAACGTGAATGATCATACAGAACAAAAAAATGGATTAACTTATCTAGCATGGTCATATGCACACCAAGAGCTGAAAAAGATTGACCCAAACTACACAGTAAAAGTACACGAGTTTCCACATCCAGATATTAACACAGAAAATTATTTTGTACCTTATTTGGCTACACCAGAAGGCTATTTTGTACAGGTATCTGTGACTGTGAAAGATAGTACAGAGACTGAGTGGCTTCCAGTATTGGACTTTAGAAATAAATCGCTTGCTAAAGGTAGTGCAACAACTTTCGATATTAACAAAGCGCAAAAACGATGTTTTGTAAAAGCTTCGGCTTTACACGGTTTAGGCTTATATATCTACAACGGCGAGGAACTACCAAGTGCAAGTGACAACGATATTACAGAATTAGAAGAGCGTATCAATCAGTTCGTGAACTTATCTCAAGAAAAAGGGCGAGATGCAACTATCGATAAAACGATGAGATGGCTAAAAATATCTAACATTAATAAATTAAGTCAAAAACAAATCGCAGAAGCACACCAAAAATTAGATGCGGGATTAAAACAATTGGATAGCGAGGAGAAACAATAATGATTAACAGAACAGTATTAGTAGGACGCTTAACAAAAGACCCAGAACTAAGAAGCACACCAAACGGCGTAAATGTAGGGACATTCACATTAGCAGTAAACAGAACATTTACGAATGCTCAAGGCGAGCGTGAAGCAGACTTTATAAACGTAGTAGTGTTCAAGAAACAAGCTGAAAATGTTGAAAGATACCTTTCTAAAGGGTCGCTGGCAGGTGTAGACGGACGACTACAAACACGTAGCTACGAAAACAAAGACGGGCAACGTGTATTTGTGACAGAAGTAGTAGCGGACAGTGTTCAATTCTTAGAACCGAAGAGTAACAACCAACAACAGAACAATTCATATAACGCACCACAGAATAGACAACAAAATAATCCGTTCGCTAATGCTAATGGTCCAATAGAAATTGCTGATGATGATTTACCGTTCTAGGACGTGATTAAATGGCTCAAATCAAAAATTATATCACTCAAGATGACGGCACAACAACGGTCGTTATCGAGGGTGCCGAGCTAGGAGACAAAGAAACGTTATTACTAGATAACGGCTACAAAGTCGAATGTGATTTACGAATCGAAGACCCGTTCAAAATAACAGACAAGCAACGAAGAAAAATATTTGCGCTTTGTAACGACATAGAGAGCCACACAGGGCAACCGCGTGACTATATGAGGTATTTGTTCCAAGAATATGTAACGGTTCTGTATGGCTACGACAAGAGCATTTCGTTAAGTGACTGTACACGGATGCAAGCGAATCAAATTATCGAGGTAACACTCGATTGGATATTTCACAATGACATACCGCTTAGCTACAAAACAAGCGACTTGCTGAAACAAGATAAATCATTCTTATACTGGTCAACTATCAACCGCAACTGTGTAATATGCGGAAAGCCTCACGCTGAATTAGCGCATTATGAAGCAGTCGGTAGAGGCATGAACAGAAACAAGATGAATCACTATGACAAACATGTATTAGCGTTATGTCGCGAACATCATAACCAGCAACATCAGATGGGTGTTAAGTCATTTGATGATAAATATCACTTGCATGACTTGTGGATAAAAGTTGATGAGAGGCTCAACAAAATGTTGAAAGGAGAGAAAAATGAATAACAGAGATTATATATCATCCATTATTTCGCAATTTAGTGGACAAAATAACGTCATACCTATACCTGTGATTTACTTGAAGATTACTGAAGATTATCCAAGTGCAGCATTGTTAAATCAGATGATTTATTGGTCAGATAGAACTAATAGGAAAGATGGTTATTTTTACAAATCATATGTTGAATGGTTCGAAGAATTACATCTGACTGAATATCAAGTAAGACGTGCTACTAATAAATTAAAATCATTCGGATTCGTTGAAACTGCTTTAAAAAAAGCGAATGGTGCACCTACTTTGCATTATAAAGTCGATACTAAAGAAGTTTCAGAATGGATTCTTAAGAAACTTCAGAATGGAAACTTAAGAAACTTAAGAATGGATAGTGAAGAAACTCAAGAATCCTTAACAGAGATTACTACAGAGACTAACAAACATAGAGAGACAGACGACGTCTCAATGTCATTTAAGTATATTAGTGCCAATTTAGAGATTATACAAAATCCTTTAAAAGCAGAACAATTAGAACATGAAATTAAATCATTTGAAAAAGATCAGTTTGAAATAGTAAAAGTCGCTACCGATTACTGTAAAGAAAACAATAAAGGTCTAAATTATCTATTAACTGTATTAAAGAACTGGAATAAAGAGGGCGTTTCAGATAAAGAAAGTGCTGAAAACAAATTGAAACCTCGTAACTCTAAAAAAGAAACTACTGATGATGTCATAGCACAAATGGAAAAAGAATTGAGTGATGGCTAATGCCGATGAGCAAAACCCAAGCATTAGAAATTATTAAAAAGGTTAGGTATGTCTATAACATTGATTTTGATAAACCAAAGTTAGAAACGTGGATTGACGTATTGAGTCAAAACGGAGATTATCAACCAACTATAAAAGCGGTAGATGGATATATCAACAGTAACAACCCGTACCCGCCTAACTTACCAGCAATCATGCGTAAGGCACCTAAAAAAGTATCTATTGAGCCGGTAGACAACGAAACCGCTACACACCAATGGAAAATGCAGAATGACCCCGAATATGTCAGACAAAGAAAAATAGCGCTAGATAACTTCATGAATAAGTTGGCAGAATTTGGGGGCGATAACGAATGAATTACGGACAATTTGAGATTGAAAGCACAATAATCGCTACGCTACTTAAACAACCGGACGTATTAGAAAAAATACGTGTTAAAGATTACATGTTTAAGAACGAAAAGTTTAAAAACTTTTTTAATTATGTGATGGACGTCGGAAAGATAGATCATCAAGAAATCTATTTAAAAGCAACTAAAGATAAAGAATTTTTAGATATAGATACTATCACTAAACTTTACAACTCTGATTTCATTGGATACGGCTTCTTTGAACGCTACCAACAAGAATTATTGGAAAGTTATCAACTCAACAAAGCGAATGAATTGGTCACTGAGTTCAAACAACAACCTACGAATCAAAACTTTAACAACTTGATTGATGAACTCAAGGATTTAAAAACAATTACTAACAAAAAAGAAGATGGAACCAAGAAGTTTGTTGAGGAGTTTGTCGAAGAGTTATATAGCGATAGTCCTAAGAAGCAAATTAAGACGGGTTACAAGCTCATGGATTACAAAATAGGGGGATTGGAGCCATCACAATTAATCGTCATCGCAGCGCGTCCCTCAGTAGGTAAAACAGGTTTTGCATTAAACATGATGTTGAACATAGCACGAAATGGATATAAAACATCTTTCTTTAGTCTTGAAACAACCGGCACATCAGTATTGAAACGTATGTTATCAACAATTACTGGTATTGAGTTAACAAAGATAAAAGAAATCAGGAACTTAACGCCGGATGACTTAACAAAGTTAACGAATGCGATGGATAAAATCATGAAATTAGGTATTGATATTTCTGATAAAAGTAATATCACACCGCAAGATGTGCGAGCACAAGCAATGAGGCATTCAGACGGTCAACAAGTTATTTTTATAGATTACCTTCAACTGATGGATACTGATGCGAAAGTTGATAGACGTGTAGCAGTAGAAAAGATATCACGAGACTTAAAGATAATCGCTAACGAGACAGGCGCAATCATCGTACTACTTTCACAACTGAATCGTGGTGTCGAGTCTAGACAGGATAAACGACCAATGCTATCGGACATGAAAGAATCGGGCGGAATAGAAGCAGATGCGAGTTTAGCAATGCTACTTTACCGTGATGATTACTATAACCGTGACGAAGATGACAGTATCACTGGCAAATCTATTGTGGAATGTAACATAGCCAAAAACAAAGACGGCGAAACCGGAATAATTGAATTTGAGTATTACAAGAAGACTCAGAGGTTTTTCACATGAATATCATGCAATTCAAAAGCTTATTGAAATCGATGTATGAAGAGACAAAGCAAAATGACCCGATTGTAGCAAATGTCTATATAGAAACTGGTTGGGCAGTTAACAGATTGTTAGACAATAACGAGTTATCTCCTTTTGATGATTATGACAAAGTTGAAGAGAAAATTATGAATGAAATCAACTGGAAGAAAACGCACATTAAGGAGTATTAAAAATGCCGAAAGAAAAATATTACTTATACCGAGAAGATGGCACAGAAGATATTAAGGTCATCAAGTATAAAGACAACGTAAATGAAGTTTATTCGCTCACAGGAGCCCATTTCAGCGACGAAAAGAAAATTATGACTGGATAGTGACCTAAAACGATTCAAAGGCGCTCACGGGCTTCTATATGAGCAAGAGCTAGGATTACAAGCAACGATATTTGATATTTAGAGGTGGACGATGAGTAAATACAACGCTAAGAAAGTTGAGTATAAAGGGATTGTATTTGATAGCAAAGTAGAATGTGAATATTACCAATATTTAGAAAGTAATATGAATGGCACTAACTATGATCGTATCGAACTACAACCGAAATTCGAACTACAACCTAAATTTGGGAAGCAAAGACCGATTACGTATATAGCCGATTTCTCTTTGTGGAAGGAAGGGAAACTGGTTGAAGTTATAGACGTTAAAGGTAAGGCGACTGAAGTTGCCAACATCAAAGCGAAGATATTCAGATATCAGTATAAAGATGTGAATTTAACATGGATATGTAAAGCGCCTAAATACACAGGTCAAGAATGGATGGTATATGAGGACTTAGTGAAAGTCAGACGTAAAAGAAAAAGAGAAATGAAGTGATTTAATGCAACAACAACAAGCATATATAAACGCAACGATTGATATAAGGATATCTACAGAAGTTGAATATCAGCATTTTGATGATGTGGATAAAGAAAAAGAAACGCTGGCAGATTACTTATATAACAATCCGAACGAAATACTAGAGTATGACAATTTAAAAATTAGAAATGTAAATGTAGAGGTGGAATAAATGGGCAGTGTTGTAATCATTAATAATAAACCATATAAATTTAACAATTTTGAAAAAGAAATAATGGCAAAGCGTGGGATAGATGCTGGAATTGTTTCTAAACGTGTAAGAGGTTGTTGGGAGTTTTCAGAAGCTTTAGACGCGCCTTATGGCATGCATCTAAAAGAATATAGAGAAATGAAACAAATGGAAAAAATTAAACAAGCGAGACTCGAACGTGAATTGGAAAGAGAGCGAAAGAAAGAGGCAGAGCTACGTAAGAAGAAACCGCATTTGTTTAATGTACCTCAAAAACATTCACGTGATCCGTACTGGTTCGATGTCACTTTTAACCAAATGTTTAAGAAATGGCAGGAAGCATAAATGCCTAAAACCGATAGCGCACGTAAAGAATACTTAAAACATTTTTTCGGCTCTAAGAGATATCTGTATCAGGATAACGAACGAGTGGCACATATCCATGTAGTAAATGGCACTTATTACTTTCACGGTCATATCGTGCCAGGTTGGCAAGGTGTGAAAAAGACATTTGATACAGCGGAAGAGCTTGAAACATATATAAAGCAAAGTGATTTGGAATATGAGGAACAGAAGCAACTAACTTTATTTTAAAAGGGCGGAAACAATGAAAATCAAAATTGAAAAAGAAATGAATTTACCTGAACTTATCCAATGGGCTTGGGATAACCCCAAGTTATCAGGTAATAAAAGATTCTATTCAAATGATGTTGAGCGCAACTGTTTTGTGACTTTTCATGTTGATAGCATCTTATGTAATGTGACTGGATATGTATCAATTAACGATAAATTTACTGTTCAAGAGGAGATATAACAATGAAAATCAAAGTTAAAAAAGAAATGAGATTAGATGAATTAATTAAATGGGCGCGAGAAAATCCGGATCTATCACAAGGAAAAATATTTTTTTCAACAGGATTTAGTGATGGATTCGTTCGTTTTCATCCAAATACAAATAAGTGTTCGACGTCAAGTTTTATTCCAATTGATATCCCCTTCATAGTTGATATTGAAAAAGAAGTAACGGAAGAGACTAAGTTTGATAGGTTGTTAGAGGTATATGAGATTCAAGAAGGAGTCTATAAATCCGCATTACACAAAGGTATCAGTTTGAACGAACGTTTTGAAGACGACAATATTTTTCCTACTAAAGCATTCTATATCTTAAACGACGACCTAACTATGACGTTAATCTGGAAAGATGGGGAGTTGCTAGTATGATGTTGAAATTTAAAGCTTGGGATAAAGATAAAAAAGTTATGAGTATTATTGACGAAATCGATTTTAATAGTGGGTACATTTTGATTTCAACAGGTTATAAAAGTTTCAATGAAGTAAAACTATTACAATACACAGGATTTAAAGATGTGCACGGTGTGGAGATTTATGAAGGGGATATTGTTCAAGATTGTTATTCGAGAGAAGTAAGTTTTATCGAGTTTAAAGAAGGAGCCTTTTATATAACTTTTAGCAATGTAACTGAATTACTAAGTGAAAATGACGATATTATTGAAATTGTTGGAAATATTTTTGAAAATGAGATGCTATTGGAGGTTATGAGATGACGTTCACCTTATCAGATGAACAATATAAAAATCTTTGTACTAACTCTAACAAGTTATTAGATAAACTTCACAAAGCATTAAAAGATCGTGAAGAGTACAAGAAGCAACGAGATGAGCTTATTGGGGATATAGCGAAGTTACGAGATTGTAACAAAGAACTGTAGAAGAAAGCAAGCGCATGGGATAGGTATTGCAAGAGCGTTGAAAAAGATTTAATAAACGAATTCGGTAACGATGATGAAAGAGTTAAATTCGGAATGGAATTAAACAATAAAATTTTTATGGAGGATGACACAAATGAATAATCGCGAAAAAATCGAACAGTCCGTTATTAGTGCTAGTGCGTATAACGGTAATGACACAGAGGGGTTGCTAAAAGAGATTGAGGACGTGTATAAGAAAGCGCAAGCGTTTGATGAAATACTTGAGGGTTTACCTAATGCTATGCAAGATGCACTCAAAGAAGATATTGGTCTTGATGAAGCAGTAGGGATTATGACGGGGCAAGTGGTCTATAAATATGAGGAGGAGCAGGAAAATGACTAACACATTAACAATTGATCAGTTACAAGAGTTATTACAAATACAAAAGGACTTTGACGATAGAATACCAACACTAAATTTACGAGATAGCAAGATTGCGTATGTGGTTGAATTCTTTGAATGGTTTAACACATTGGAAACGTTCAAGAATTGGAAGAAGAAACCAGGTAAACCGTTAGACGTACAGCTAGACGAGTTAGCAGACATGTTAGCGTTTGGATTGAGTATTGCTAATCAACAAGCAGATAACATGGAAGAAATTTCGGGTTATTTAGATGACGGAGATTTTAACGACTATATAGAACGAGTTGAAATCGATTTTAACGATAGTGATGTAGTAGATGAATTTATGTCAACTATAGATGAAATGTATGAAAGTCCATATAGTAGCAACTTATTTTTACCGTTTGCATTAGCGAACAACTACTACACTATCGATCAACTCATTGACGCATACAAAAAGAAAATGAAAAGGAACCACGAAAGACAAGATGGAACAGCAGACGCAGGAAAAGGATACGTGTAAAGACATCTTAGATCGAGTCAAGGAGGTTTTGGGGAAGTGACACAATACTTAGTCACAACATTCAAAGATTCAACAGGACGCAAGCATACACACATAACTAAAGCTAATAGCAATCAAAGGTTTACAGTTGTTGAGGCAGAGAGTAAAGAAGAAGCGAAAGAGAAGTACGAGAAACAAGTTAAAAGGGATGCAATTATTAAAGTGAGTCAGTTATTTGAAAATATAAGGAAGTGTGGGAAATGATTAAGCAAATACTAAGATTATTATTCTTACTAGCAATGTACGAGTTAGGTAAGTATGTAACTGAGCAAGTATATATTATGATGACGGCTAATGATGATGTAGAGGCGCCGAGTGACTTCGCAAAGTTGAGCGATCAGTCTGATTTGATGAGGGCGGAGGTGTCAGAGTAGATGGACTGGATATTTTTTTATACTAACATTGTTATATTCATTGCATGTGTATATACAATGTATAGACGAATTGAAGTGAGTAAGAAAATTGGTGAATTAAGACGTGATATAAAAGAGAACGAAAAAGCATTGGATAATTATAAAAAAGAAAACAGACCAATCGAATATATCGTCGAGTTAAATGACGGTGTGTACTTTCGAAAAAAACATACAGATGCGTTTGCGCAAAGGACCACATATATTATAACTAATAATATTTTCGAAGCTAAATCATATGACAATTTATTATCAGCTAAAATAGATGCCGAAATTCTAAATGGCCGTGTATTAAAATATAAACCAAATTTAGAGGAGGTTGGGTAGATGATGTGGTTCATCATAGCAATTATATTATTAGTCATCTTATTGTTTGGTGTGATGTTGCAAGCTGAACAGTTAAAAGGTGAAGTGAAAGTTAAAGAGCGAGAGATAGAGATATTAAGAAGTAGATTGAGACATTTTGAAGATTAACGGGGGTTAAACAAATGAGTTTGAGAAAATCAACGCAAAGATACTTGGAAAGCGAATTAAGTAATTACAATTACTTCGATAAAGATATAGCGCGTGTAAGAGATGAAGTTTTAAACCCGTGGAGTCAACAAGATACTAATATCGGTGGAGATAGGGTTCAAAGTAATGTAAGTGTAACCGAAATAAAAGCTATTAGTGTCGTTAACGATAGAAGATTATCACAATTAGCTAGAATGAAGTCGGCTATAGAGGTTGTGTATAATCACAGCACTGTAGAGACTCAAAAACTTATGGAACTTTATTATTTCAAAAAACCTAGAACATTAAATCTAACTGGTGTGGCACAAGAAATAAATGTAAGTAAATCTACCGCTTATGATATGAGGAAAGATATACTAGTTAGGTTAGCAGATGAATTAGGAATAATACATTAAGTTTGGAAAAAGTCTGGAAAAATAACGTCACTTTCGGTGTTAATATGATAGCGTAAGATATTGACTATCTTACTGCGTTTCCCTTATCGCAATTAGGAATAAAGGATCTATGTGGGTTGGCTGATTATAGCCAATCCCTTTTTTAATTTTAAAAAGCGTATAGCGCGAGAGTTGGTGGTAAATGAAATGAACGAAAAACAAAAGAGATTCGCAGATGAATATATAATGAATGGATGTAATGGTAAAAAAGCAGCAATTACAGCAGGTTATAGTAAGAAAACAGCAGAGTCTTTAGCAAGTCGATTGTTAAGAAATGTTAATGTTTCGGAATATATTAAAGAACGATTAGAACAGATACAAGAAGAGCGTTTAATGAGTATTACAGAAGCTTTAGCGTTATCTGCTTCTATTGCTAGAGGAGAACCTCAAGAGGCTTACAGTAAGAAATATGACCATTTAAACGATGAAGTGGAAAAAGAGGTTACTTACACAATCACACCAACTTTTGAAGAGCGTCAGAGATCTATTGACCACATACTAAAAGTACATGGTGCGTATATCGATAAAAAAGAAATTACTCAGAAGAATATTGAGATTAATATTGGTGAGTACGATGACGAAAGTTAAATTAAACTTTAACAAACCGTCTAATGTTTTCAATAGAAACATATTCGAAATACTAACCAATTACGATAACTTCACTGAAGTACATTACGGTGGAGGTTCGAGCGGTAAGTCTCACGGCGTTATACAAAAAGTTGTACTCAAAGCATTGCAAGACTGGAAATATCCTAGGCGTATACTATGGCTTAGAAAAGTCCAATCAACAATTAAAGATAGTTTATTCGAAGATGTCAAAGATTGTTTGATAAACTTCGGTATTTGGGACATGTGCCTTTGGAATAAGACTGATAACAAAGTTGAATTGCCAAACGGCGCAGTTTTTTTGTTTAAAGGATTAGATAACCCAGAGAAAATAAAGTCGATAAAAGGCATATCAGACATAGTCATGGAAGAAGCGTCTGAATTCACACTAAATGATTACACGCAATTAACGTTGCGTTTGAGGGAGCGTAAACACGTGAATAAGCAAATATTTTTGATGTTTAACCCAGTATCTAAACTGAATTGGGTTTATAAGTATTTCTTTGAACATGGTGAACCAATGGAAAATGTCATGATTAGACAATCTAGTTATCGAGATAATAAGTTTCTTGATGAAATGACACGACAAAACTTAGAGTTGTTAGCAAATCGTAATCCAGCATATTACAAAATTTATGCGTTAGGTGAATTTGCTACACTAGACAAATTGGTTTTCCCTAAGTATGAAAAACGTTTAATAAATAAAGATGAGTTAAGACATTTACCTTCTTATTTTGGATTGGACTTTGGCTACGTTAATGATCCTAGTGCTTTTATACATTCTAAAATAGATGTAAAGAAAAAGAAGTTATACATCATTGAAGAGTATGTTAAACAAGGTATGCTGAATGATGAAATAGCTAATGTCATAAAGCAACTTGGTTATGCTAAAGAAGAAATTACAGCAGATAGTGCAGAACAAAAAAGTATAGCTGAATTAAGGAATCTAGGGCTTAAAAGGATTTTACCAACCAAAAAAGGGAAGGGCTCGGTTGTACAAGGGTTACAATTCTTAATGCAATTTGAAATCATTGTTGATGAACGTTGTTTCAAGACTATTGAAGAGTTTGACAACTACACATGGCAAAAGGACAAAGATACAGGTGAATATACCAATGAACCAGTAGATACATACAATCATTGTATCGATTCGTTGCGTTATTCAGTAGAACGATTCTACAGACCGGTTAGAAAACTCACAAATGTCAGTTCGAAAGTTGACACAATAAAATCTCTAGGATTATAGGAGGGAACAAATGTTAAAAGTAAACGAATTTGAAACAGATACAGATCTACAGGGAAACATAAATTACTTATTTAATGATGAAGCCAATGTTGTTTACACATATGACGGGACGGAATCCGATTTATTACAAAACGTTAATGAAGTAAGTAAATACATTGAACATCACATGGATTACCAACGACCTAGATTGAAAGTGTTAAGTGATTATTACGAAGGTAAAACTAAGAACTTAGTTGAGTTAACACGACGCAAAGAAGAGTACATGGCAGATAACCGTGTAGCGCATGATTACGCATCTTATATTAGCGATTTTATCAACGGCTATTTCTTGGGTAATCCAATTCAATATCAAGATGATGACAAAGATGTATTAGAAGCTATTGAGGCGTTCAATGATTTAAATGATGTTGAGTCACACAATAGATCTTTAGGATTAGATTTGTCAATTTATGGCAAAGCTTATGAGTTAATGATTAGAAACCAAGATGATGAAACGCGTTTATACAAGAGTGATGCAATGAGTACTTTTGTCATATACGACAATACAATTGAACGTAATAGTATCGCGGGCGTTAGATATTTAAGAACTAAACCAATAGACAAGACTGACGAAGATGGAGTGTTTACAGTTGATTTATTCACTTCACACGGTGTTTATAGATATCTTACCAGTAGAACAAATGGATTGAAGCTCACACCACGTGAAAACGGTTTTGAATCACACTCTTTCGAACGTATGCCTATTACAGAATTTAGCAACAACGAAAGAAGAAAAGGGGATTATGAGAAAGTAATCACTTTAATTGATTTGTATGATAATGCTGAATCAGATACTGCTAACTATATGAGTGATTTAAATGACGCTATGTTACTTATTAAAGGTAATTTAAATTTAGATCCTGTAGAAGTTAGAAAACAAAAGGAAGCTAACGTGTTGTTTTTAGAACCGACTGTTTATGCTGATAGCGAAGGTAGAGAAACAGAAGGCTCTGTTGATGGTGGTTATATTTATAAGCAATACGATGTACAAGGTACCGAAGCTTATAAAGACCGTTTAAACAGTGATATACACATGTTTACCAACACGCCTAACATGAAAGATGATAACTTTAGCGGCACTCAATCGGGCGAGGCAATGAAATACAAATTATTTGGATTGGAACAACGTACTAAAACTAAAGAAGGATTGTTTACTAAAGGGTTAAGACGTCGTGCTAAGTTGTTAGAGACAATACTTAAAAATACATGGTCGATTGACGCTAACAAAGATTTCAATACTGTTAGATACGTATACAACAGAAACTTACCTAAATCATTGATTGAAGAATTAAAAGCTTATATTGATTCTGGTGGGAAGATTAGCCAAACAACTTTAATGTCTCTATTCTCGTTCTTCCAAGACCCTGAATTAGAAGTTAAGAAAATCGAAGAAGATGAGAAAGAATCTATTAAAAAAGCTCAAAAAGGTATTTATAAAGACCCTAGAGACATCAATGATGACGAACAAGATGATGATACAAAAGATACTGTTGATAAAAAGGAATGATTGTAATTGCCTAACAAAAACACTCAAGAATATTGGGAAGAACGCGGACGCAAAGCAATCGAGAATGAGTTGAAGCGTGATAAAACTAAAGCTGAAGAAATAGAACGTATATTGAATATGATGATTAAGCGCATTGAAAAAGAGATCAATGCGTTTATTGTCAAGTACGGAGATTTTGCAGGCGTTACATTACAAGAAGCACAAAAGATTATTGATGAGTTCGATGTAAAAGCGTTTCAAGAAGAAGCAAAAAGATTGGTCGAAAACAAGGAGTTTAGCGATAGAGCAAATGAAGAATTAAAGAAGTATAACACGAAAATGTATGTATCTAGAGAACAGATGTTAAAGATTCAAATAGAATTCTTAATTGCTTATGCAACAGCTCAAACAGAATTATCGATGAGGGAATATTTCGAATCAACAGCTTATCGTGTGTTCAGTGATCAAGCGGGTATTTTAGGTGAAGGTGTACAAGTAGCTAAAGAAGTTATAGATACAATCGTTGATACACAATTTCATGGTGTCGTTTGGTCAGAGCGATTATGGACTAATACCGAAGCAATGAAACAAGAAGTAGAAGAAATAATTGCTAATGTAGTTATTAGAGGTCGACATCCTAATGAATATGTTAAAGATATGCGCAAGCACTTAAATAAATTCGAAGGCACAGCACGACAAAAGACCGCAGCAATTAAATCATTGCTTTATACGGAATCGGCACGTGTTCACGCACAATCAAGCATTGACAGCATGAAAGAAATTTCACCGGAAGGATATTATATGTATATTGCAAAAATCGATAATAGAACAACTAAAGTATGCAAAGGGCTTAATGGAGAAATATTCAAAGTTAAAGACGCTAAAATTGGTGTTAATTTCTATCCTATGCATATCAATTGTCGTTCAGATTGCGCTTTACTACCTAAATCTATGTGGCCGAAAAAACCAAGCAAGAAACGAAAAACAAAATACTTCGGAGGGAAAGTGAAAAGCGGTGATTGATTTAAAAGTGAAGTTTTTTAAAGGCAAGTTAGTTTTGTATGACAGTAAATTAAATGTTTGGAGGATACTAATATGAGTAATACTGACAAATACCTTAGAGACATAGCAAGAGAATTAAAAGGTATACGTAAAGAGTTACAAAAGCGAAACGAAACAGTTATTATTGATGCAAACTTAGACAGTTTAAGGTCGGCAGTATTAGCCGATAAAGAAAAATCGAAATATAATGAACCTCTCTTTTAATAGCTAGCACTTAATTGTGTTGGCTATTTTTTATGTCCAAAACGTGCTGATGACATAAAAAGCACGCATGGAAAAACAGTCGACAGACTATAAATGGAGGTATATCTCATGGAAGAAAATAAACTTAAGTTTAATTTGCAATTTTTTGCAGACCAATCAGATGATCCGGACGAACCAGGCGGAGATGGTAAAAAAGGAAATCCTGATAAGAAAGAAAATGACGAAGGTACTGAAATAACTTTCACGCCAGAGCAACAAAAGAAAGTTGATGAAATACTTGAACGTCGTGTAGCCCACGAAAAGAAAAAAGCTGATGAGTATGCAAAAGAAAAAGCAGCAGAAGCTGCTAAAGAAGCTGCTAAATTAGCGAAAATGAACAAGGATCAAAAAGATGAATATGAACGCGAACAAATGGAAAAAGAACTGGAACAATTACGTTCAGAAAAACAATTAAACGAAATGCGTTCAGAAGCACGAAAAATGTTGAGTGAAGCGGAAGTTGATTCATCAGATGAGGTTGTCAATTTAGTTGTAACAGATACTGCTGAACAAACTAAATTGAATGTTGAAGCTTTTTCTAATGCAGTAAAAAAAGCGGTTAATGAAGCGGTTAAGGTTAACGCTAGACAATCGCCATTGACTGGTGGAGATTCATTTAATCACTCGACTAAAAATAAACCGCAAAACTTAGCTGAAATAGCTAGACAAAAAAGAATTATTAAAAATTAACGGAGGCATTTAAATGGAACAAACACAAAAATTAAAATTAAATTTGCAACATTTTGCAAGTAACAATGTTAAACCACAAGTATTTAACCCTGACAATGTAATGATGCATGAAAAGAAAGATGGCACGTTGTTAAACGACTTTACAACACCTATCTTACAAGAGGTTATGGAAAACTCTAAAATCATGCAATTAGGTAAGTACGAACCAATGGAAGGTACTGAGAAGAAGTTTACTTTTTGGGCTGATAAACCAGGTGCTTACTGGGTAGGTGAAGGTCAAAAAATCGAAACGTCTAAGGCTACTTGGGTTAATGCTACAATGAGAGCGTTTAAATTAGGGGTTATCTTACCAGTAACAAAAGAATTCTTGAATTACACTTATTCACAATTCTTTGAAGAAATGAAACCTATGATTGCTGAAGCTTTCTATAAAAAGTTTGACGAGGCAGGTATTTTGAATCAAGGTAACAATCCGTTCGGTAAATCAATTGCACAATCAATTGAAAAAACTAATAAGGTTATTAAAGGTGACTTCACACAAGATAACATTATTGATTTAGAGGCATTGCTTGAAGATGACGAATTAGAAGCAAATGCATTTATCTCAAAAACACAAAACAGAAGCTTGTTACGTAAAATTGTAGATCCTGAAACGAAAGAACGTATTTATGACCGTAACAGTGATTCGTTAGACGGTCTACCTGTGGTTAACCTTAAATCAAGCAACTTAAAACGTGGTGAATTAATCACTGGTGACTTCGACAAATTGATTTATGGTATCCCTCAATTAATCGAATACAAAATCGATGAAACTGCACAATTATCTACAGTTAAAAACGAAGATGGCACACCTGTAAACTTGTTTGAACAAGACATGGTGGCATTACGTGCAACTATGCATGTAGCATTGCATATTGCTGATGATAAAGCGTTTGCTAAGTTAGTTCCTGCTGACAAAAGAACAGATTCAGTTCCAGGAGAAGTTTAATAAATAATTAGGAGTGGTAACATGCCCGAAATCATTGGAATTGTTAAAGTAGATTTTACAGATTTAGAAGATAACAGACATGTCTATATGAAAGGGCATGTCTACCCTCGTAAAGGTTATAATCCTACAGATGAACGTATCAAAGCTTTAGCTAGTGTTGAAAATAAACGCAACAAACAAATGATTTACATTGTAAATGACAAATTAACCAAAAAAGAACTTGTCGAAATAGCAAGTGTTGCTGGCTTACAAGTTGATGAAAAACAAACAAAAGCTGAAATTATCAATGCTTTTGAGTCACTAGAGTAGGTGGTTATATGACTACGCTAGCTGATGTAAAAAAACGTATTGGTCTTAAAGATGAAAAGCAAGATGAACAATTAGAAGAAATCATAAAAAGTTGTGAAAGCCAGTTGTTATCAATGTTACCTATTGAAGTTGAACAAATACCGGAAAGGTTTAGTTACATGATTAAAGAAGTTGCAGTTAAACGCTACAACAGGATTGGTGCTGAAGGTATGACATCAGAAGCGGTTGACGGACGTAGCAATGCGTATGAATTGAACGATTTCAAGGAGTATGAAGCTATTATTGATAATTACTTTAATGCTAGAACGAGAACTAAAAAAGGAAGGGCTGTGTTCTTTTGAGATATGAAGATAGAGTTATTTTTCAATTAGAACAAGTAGCAACTTACAATCCTAAAACTAGCAAAAAAGAAAACACACTAATCACTTATGATGCGATACCATGCAATATTAACCCCATTTCTAGAGCAAGAAAGCAACTTGAATTTGGTGATGTAAAAAACGATGTAAGTGTTCTGAGGATAAAAGAATCAATATCTTACCCTGTTAGCCACGTGTTGGTTAATGGCATTCGCTACAAGATAGTTGATACAAGGATATACAGACACGAAACGTCATATTATATCGAAGAGGTCAATTGATGAATATAGATGGATTAGACGCACTGTTAAACCAATTTCACGATATGAAAACCAACATTGATGATGATGTAGATGATATTTTACAGGAAAACGCCAAAGAATATGTAGTACGAGCTAAATTGAAAGCTAGAGAAGTAATGAATAAGGGTTATTGGACTGGTAATTTATCACGCAATATCAGATATAAAAAAACTGGCGATTTGCAATACACTATCACATCGCATGCAGCTTATAGTGGTTTCTTAGAATTTGGTACTCGATACATGGAGGCTGAACCTTTTATGTGGCCGGTATACGAAGTGATTAGGAAATCAACTGTAGAAGAATTGAAAGCGTTGTTTGAATAGGAGATAAAAGCATGACACCGAACTTACAACTTTATAATAAAGCGTATGAAACGCTACAAGGATATGGATTCCCTGTTATTTCTCGTAAAGAGATGCAACAAGAGATTCCGTATCCTTTTTTTGTAATAAAAATGCCGGAGTCAAATAGAAGTAAGTACACGTTTGATAGTTATTCTGGCGATACGAATTTAGTTATTGATATTTGGAGTGTAAGCGATGATTTAGGACATCATGACGGACTTGTTAAAAGGTGTATCGATGATTTAACACCTAGCGTTAAAACAAACGATTATGACTTTGAAGAAGATGATACTAACATCGCACAGTTAGTCGATGATACTACTAATCAAGAATTGCTACACACATCAATAACGATATCTTACAAAACATTTTAAAAAACGGAGGAATATTGAATGGCGAATATGAAAAATAGTAATGACCGTATTATTTTGTTTAGAAAAGCTGGCGAAAAAGTAGATGCTACTAAAATGCTTTTTTTAACTGAATACGGCTTATCACATGAAGCTGATACAGATACAGAGGATACGATGGATGGGTCTTATAACACTGGTGGTTCAGTTGAATCAACAATGTCTGGTACTGCTAAAATGTTTTATGGTGACGATTTTGCAGATGAAATTGAAGATGCAGTTGTAGATCGCGTATTGTATGAGGCTTGGGAAGTTGAAAGTAGAATACCAGGCAAAAATGGAGATGCTACTAAATTTAAAGCGAAATATTTCCAAGGTTTCCACAATAAATTTGAATTAAAAGCAGAAGCTAACGGTATTGATGAATATGAATATGAATATGGAGTGAATGGTCGTTTCCAACGTGGATTTGCAACACTACCTGAGGCTGTAACAAAGAAACTTAAGGCGACTGGATACAGATTCCATGACACTACAAAAGCAGATGCGTTAACTGGCGAAGATTTAACAGCAATTCCACAACCTAAGGTAGATTCATCAACGGTTACACCAGGAGAGGTATAAAAATAGGGCGTTAAGCCCTATTTATTTTGTTTAAATTAATCATGAATGGAGATTTTAAGTTATGAATGTAGAAATTAACGGAAAGTCATTAGAATTAAGTTTTGGTTTTAAATTTTTAAGAGAAATCGATAACCGATTAGGTTTAAAAGTTGAGCAAGCTTCTATCGGTCAAGGTGTATCAATGTTGCCTGTAGGTTTAGAGAGTGGAAATCCTGTTGTGATTGGCGAAGTTTTAATTGCAGCTACATCTCACTTGAAAAAACAAGCAATTACTATTAATAACATTGATGAAGCACTAGATGAAATCGCAGAAAATATTGGACTAGAAGAATTTGGTTCGGATATTTTAACGGAGTTGGGAAAGCGACCTATGACCCGAAACCTAGTCGAAGTAGTGGAAACGGAAGAGAAACCAGCGGAAGCCTAATAACTTACGACAGAATCGTTATAACTTGTATGTCAACACTTGGTATTACAGATTTGAACGTTATTGAGCAAATGACATTAACAGAATATAACTATCGAATGTATGCGAAAGAGTATGAAATGCTAACCCAAGAATTCGAACGTTACAAACTTGCGTTTGCTATTCGTGATGCTGCAGCTACTAAAAATGTTGGGACAGAAAATAAACCTAAAGAGGAATATGTTTTTAACAACGCAAACGACGTATTGCCTTATGAAGAAAATATCCAACGGCTTAACGAAGGTAAAGATATAAGATTTAGTAGCGAACGTGATGAATACGAACCACAAAATAATGAATTCTTTAAAGTTATAGCAGAATTTAACAAGCAATAGAAAGAGAGGTGTTAATGTGACGGAATATAAAATTAAAGCGACTATTGAAGCTAGTGTAGCCAAATTCAAAAGGCAAATCGATAGTGCGGTTAAGTCTGTGCAAAGATTTAAACGAGTAGCAGATCAAACTAAAGATGTCGAATTAAATGCTGATGATAAAAAATTACAAAAAACTATCAAAGTTGCTAAAAAGTCTTTAGATGCCTTTAGTAACAAAAAAGTAAAAGCTAAATTAGATGCTAGTATACAAGACTTGCAACAAAAGGTACTAGAATCGAATTTTGAACTAGACAAACTAAACTCTAAAGAAGTTACTCCAGAGATTAAATTACAAAAACAAAAATTGACTAAAGATATCGCTGAAGCAGAAGCTAAGTTATCCGAACTAGAAAAGAAGCGTGTCAATATTGACATCAATGCAGATAACAGTAAATTCAATCGAGTGTTAAAAGTATCTAAAGCTAGTCTTGAAGCATTAAATAGGTCTAAAGCCAAAGCTATTATAGACGTGGACAACGGTGTTGCTAACTCTAAAATCAAACGCACTAAAGAAGAGCTTAAAAGTATTCCAAACAAAACTAGATCTCGACTAGATGTAGATACAGGGCTTTCTATACCAACTATTTATGCGTTTAAAAAATCATTAGACGCATTGCCGAACAAAAAAACAACAAAGGTAGATGTCGATACTAATGGTTTAAAGAAAGCTTATGCCTACATAATAAAAGCAAATGACAATTTTCAAAGACAGATGGGGAATTTAGCTAATATGTTCCGTGTGTTCGGTACTGTAGGTTCTAATATGGTTGGTGGATTACTTACATCATCTTTTAGTATCTTAATACCTGTAATAGCGAGCGTAGTACCTGTAGTATTTGCGCTATTAAACGCTATCAAAGTGTTAACTGGTGGTGTACTTGCTTTAGGTGGTGCCGTAGCAATAGCGGGAGCAGGATTTGTAGCGTTTGGCGCAATGGCTATCAGCGCTATAAAGATGCTTAATGATGGCACTTTACAAGCTAGCTCAGCAACAAACGAATACAAAAAAGCGTTAGATGGCGTAAAGTCAGCATGGACTGATATTATAAAGCAAAATCAATCCGCTATCTTCACAACTCTTGCAAATGGTTTAAATACTGTTAAAACTGCAATGCAGAGCTTACAACCGTTTTTTAGTGGTATTTCAAGAGGAATGGAAGAAGCGTCTCAAAGCGTGCTTAAATGGGCTGAAAATAGCAGTGTAGCTTCAAGATTCTTTAATATGATGAATACAACGGGTGTTTCGGTATTTAACAAGCTATTAAGTGCTGCAGGTGATTTTGGTGACGGATTAGTCAATGTATTCACGCAATTAGCACCACTGTTTCAATGGTCGGCTGATTGGTTGGATAGATTAGGTCAATCTTTCTCTAACTGGGCTAATAGTGCAGCTGGAGAAAATTCGATAACTCGTTTTATTGAATACACAAAAACAAACTTACCTATCATTGGTAATATTTTCAAAAATGTTTTCGTTGGAATTAACAATTTGATGAATGCATTCAGCGGATCATCAACTGGCATATTCCAATCTCTTGAACAAATGACAGCTAAGTTTAGGGAATGGTCTGAACAAGTAGGACAATCTCAAGGGTTTAAAGACTTTGTCAGTTATATACAAACAAATGGACCACTAATAATGCAATTGATTGGAAACATCGCAAGAGGATTAGTTGCATTCGCAACAGCAATGGCTCCTATAGCTAGTGCAGTATTACGCGTTGCAGTTGCAATAACTGGTTGGATAGCTAACTTGTTTGAGGCGCATCCAGCTACAGCACAATTAGTTGGTGTCATTATAACTTTAGTTGGTGCATTTAGATTTTTAATACCGATTATTCTTGCTGTATCTAACTTTATGGGTGGCGGATTAATAGGTAGAATCATTGCATTAGTAAGTAAGTTCGGTTTATTAAGAGCGGGATTAACAATTTTAAAAGGTGCGTTCATGTTATTAAAAGGACCATTAAAAATTATATCAGTTATATTCCAATTGTTATTCGGTAAGATTGGATTAATTAGAAATGCTATCACAGGACTAGTAACTGTGTTTGGTATTTTAGGTGGTCCAATAACAATAGTAATTGGTGTAATCGCTGCATTAATAGCTATATTTGTTTTATTGTGGAATAAAAATGAAGGATTCAGAAACTTTATTATAAATGCTTGGAATGCGATAAAAACATTTATGGTTACAGTTTGGAATGTGTTGAAAACTGTAGCTTCGGTTGTATGGAATGCTATTTTAAAAGCTATCACTACAGCAGTATCAAATGTATACAATTTTATAATGATTATTTGGAATCAAATAGTTGCTTATTTGCAAGGGCTATGGAATGGAATTATCGCTATTGCAACAACAGTATGGAACCTTTTAGTTACAATCATCACAACTGTTTTCACGACGATAATGACAATAGTTATGACGATATGGACAGCTATTTGGACATTCTTAAGTACAATCTGGAACACGATAATTACAATCGCTACTACGATTTGGAATTTGTTAGTCACTGTAATAACTACAGTATTTACCACAATTATGACTATCGCAATGACAATTTGGAACGCTATTTGGACGTTCTTACAAACGTTGTGGAACACTATAGTTACTGTGGCAACTAAGGTTTGGAACGCTATCACTACAACTATATCTACTGCGTTACAAGCGGCATGGAGTTTTATTTCTAATATATGGAATACGATTTGGAGTTTCTTATCTGGTATATTAACGACAATTTGGAATAAAGTTGTAAGCATATTCACACAAGTTGTATCAACTATATCAGACAAAATGTCTCAAGCTTGGAACTTCATTGTCACTAAAGGTATGCAATGGGTATCTACTATAACAAGTACGCTAATTAACTTTGTTAATAGAGTTGTTCAAGGATTCGTTAATGTTGTAAACAAAGTTAGTCAAGGTATGACAAATGCAGTAAATAAAGTTAAAAGCTTTGTGGATGACTTTGTATCAGCAGGTGCTGATATGATCCGTGGTTTGATGAGAGGTATTGGTAATATGGCTAGAGACTTAGCTGAAAAAGCAGCTAGTGTAGCAAAAGGTGCTTTAAATGCAGCCAAAAGAGCGCTAGGTATTCACTCACCTTCACGTGAATTCATGGATGTTGGTATGTATTCAATGTTAGGTTTCGTTAAAGGTATAGATAATCATTCAAGTAAAGTTATCCGTAATGTTTCTAATGTTGCAGATAAAGTAGTTGATGCATTTCAACCTACATTAAACGCACCTGACATTTCTAGTATTACAGGAAACTTAAGTAATTTAGGTGGAAATATAAATGCGCAAGTACAACACACACATTCTATTGAAACATCACCGAACATGAAAACTGTTAAAATTGAATTCGATGTCAATAACGATGCGCTTACTAGTATTGTTAACGGCAGAAATGCTAAACGCAATTCTGAGTATTACTTATAAAGGAGGTTACAAATGGACATAGAATTAACAAAAAAAGATGGTACTGTAATCAAATTAAGTGAATACGGGTTTATCGTTAACGATATAGTAATTGATAGCATGCAAATCAACACAAAGTATCAAGACAAAGAAAATATGAACGGTCGCATATTAATGGGGAGCAATTATATCAGTAGAGATATAGTTGTTCCTTGTTTTTGTAAAGTAAAAAATCGTTCAGACATTGCTTATATGCGAGATATGTTGTATTCGTTAACTACTGATATAGAACCAATGTATTTACGTGAAATCAGAAGAAAAGAAGAGTTGAATTACAGGTTTACTCAACCAACTTCTGATGATTACGTGAAATTAGATAAAAACAACTTCCCGGATTATGAATATTCAAGACACGATCAACAAATTTATGTAAACGGTAAACAGTATAAAGTTATTTTTAGCGGAGTTATAAATCCTAAACAAAAAGGTAACAAAGTTGCTTTCGAATTGAAGTTTGAAACTACAGAATTACCATACGGCGAAAGTATTGGAACAAGCCTAGAGTTAGAAGAAAACAAAAAGGTTGGATTGTGGTCGTTTGATTTTAATATTGATTGGCATGCAGGTGGGGATAAGCGCCAGTATACATTTGAAAATGTTAGCAAAGATACAGTTTACTATCATGGTAGTGCTCCTAACGACCAATTCAACATGTATAAAAAGATAACAATTATTTTGGGCGAAGATACAGAATCGTTTGTATGGAATTTAACGCATGCTGAAATAATGAAAATCGAAGGTATCAAACTAAAAGCTGGAGACAAAATTGTTTATGATAGCTTCCGAGTTTATAAAAACGGTGTTGAAATAAGTACCGAAACGAACATAGCCCAACCAAAATTTAAATACGGAGCTAATAAATTCGAATTTAACCAAACAGTTCAAAAGGTTCAGTTCGATTTGAAATTTTATTATAAGTAGGTGTCAGAATGACGATAACTGTTAAACCACCTAAAGGCAATGGCGCACCCATACCAGTAGAAACAACTTTAGTGAAAAAAGTTAATGCTGACGGTGTATTAACTTTTGATATTCTCGAAAACAAATACACTTATGAAGTTATTAACGCTATAGGGAAAAGATGGATTGTTAGTCATGTCGAAGGTGAAAATGACAAGAAAGAATATGTAATAACTGTCATTGATAGGAAATCAGAAGGCGACAGACAACTGGTTGAATGTACTGCTAGAGAGATTCCTATAGACAAGTTAATGATTGATAGGATTTATGTTAATGTAACAGGATCTTTTACAGTAGAAAGATATTTTAACATTGTGTTTCAAGGTACTGGAATGCTTTTTGAAGTCGAAGGTAAGGTTAAGTCTTCGAAGTTTGAAAATGGTGGTGAAGGCGACACAAGGTTAGAAATGTTTAAAAAGGGGTTAGAACATTTCGGTTTAGAATATAAAATAACGTATGACAAAAAGAAAGACAGATATAAGTTTGTATTGACGCCTTTTGCAAATCAAAAAGCGTCTTATTTTATTTCTGATGAAGTCAACGCCAACGCTATAAAACTCGAGGAAGATGCAAGTGATTTCGCCACCTTCATTAGAGGATATGGTAATTATTCAGGAGAAGAAACATTCGAACACGCTGGGCTCGTAATGGAAGCTAGAAGTGCATTAGCTGAAATATACGGCGACATCCACGCAGAACCATTTAAAGATGGTAAAGTGACTGACCAAGAAACTATGGATAAAGAATTACAATCGAGATTGAAAAAGTCGTTAAAACAATCTTTGTCTTTGGACTTTTTGGTGTTAAGAGAATCATATCCAGAAGCAGACCCACAACCCGGAGACATAGTACAAATAAAATCTACCAAACTAGGTTTGAATGATTTAGTCCGTATAGTACAAGTTAAAACGATTAGGGGTATAAACAATGTAATTGTTAAGCAAGATGTAACGCTTGGTGAGTTTAATCGAGAACAACGATATATGAAAAAAGTTAATACTGCAGCTAACTATGTTTCTGGATTAAATGATGTTAACCTTTCTAATCCTAGTAAAGCGGCAGAAAACTTGAAGTCTAAAGTAGCGTCAATAGCTAAATCAACACTCGATTTGATGAGTAGAACTGATCTAATTGAAGACAAACAACAGAAAGTGAGTTCTAAGACTGTAACTACATCAGATGGCACTATCGTTCATGATTTTATAGATAAATCAAACATTAAAGATGTAAAAACAATTGGAACGATTGGCGATTCTGTAGCTAGAGGATCACATGCGAAAACTAATTTCACAGAAATGTTAGGCAAGAAGTTAAAAGCTAAAACGACCAACCTTGCAAGAGGTGGCGCAACAATGGCAACAGTTCCAATAGGTAAAGAAGCGGTAGAAAACAGCATTTATAGACAAGCAGAGCAAATAAGAGGAGACCTAATCATATTACAAGGTACAGATGATGACTGGTTACATGGTTATTGGGCAGGCGTACCGATAGGCACTGATAAAACCGACACTAAAACGTTTTACGGCGCCTTTTGTTCTGCAATTGAAGTTATCAGGAAAAATAATCCAGCTTCAAAAATACTTGTAATGACAGCTACTAGGCAATGCCCTATGAGTGGTACAACGATACGCCGTAAAGATACGGACAAAAACAAACTAGGGTTAACTTTAGAGGATTATGTCAATGCTCAGATATTGGCTTGTAGTGAATTGGATGTACCAGTATATGATGCCTATCATACAGATTATTTTAAGCCATATAATCCAGCGTTCAGAAAATCAAGTATGCCAGACGGATTGCATCCGAACGAGAGGGGTCATGAAGTTATTATGTACGAACTTATTAAAAATTATTACCAGTTTTACGGATAGAAAAGGAGGAAGACATGGATAACAAATTAATTACAGACTTAAGTAGAGTCTTTGACTACAGATATGTAGATGAAAATGAGTATAACTTTAAACTTATTTCAGACATGCTGACGGATTTTAATTTCTCTCTTGAATACCATAGAAATAAAGAGGTATTTGCACATAATGGAGAGCAAATAAAGTATGAGCATTTAAATGTCACAAGTAGCGTCTCTGATTTTTTAACGTATCTAAACGGCCGTTTCAGCAATATGGTACTAGGTCATAACGGCGACGGTATCAACGAAGTAAAAGACGCGCGTGTTGATAATACTGGTTATGATCATAAGACATTGCAAGATCGTTTGTATCATGATTATTCAACACTAGATACTTTCACTAAAAAGGTTGAGAAAGCTGTAGATGAACACTATAAAGAATATCAAGCGACAGAATACCGATTTGAACCAAAAGAGCAAGAACCGGAATTCATCACAGATTTATCGCCATATACTAACGCAGTAATGCAATCATTTTGGATAGACCCTAGAACGAAAATTATTTATATGACACAAGCGCGTCCGGGCAATCATTACATGTTATCTAGATTGAAGCCTAATGGACAATTTATTGATAGATTGCTTGTTAAAAACGGCGGTCACGGTACACACAATGCGTATAGATACATTGATGGAGAATTATGGATTTATTCAGCTGTATTGGACAGTAACAAAAACAACAAGTTTGTACGTTTCCAATATAGAACTGGAGAAATAACTTATGGTAATGAAATGCAAGACGTCATGCCGAATATATTTAACGACAGATATACGTCAGCGATTTATAATCCTATAGAAAATTTAATGATTTTCAGACGTGAATATAAAGCTTCTGAAAGACAAGCTAAGAATTCATTGAATTTCATTGAAGTAAGAAGTGCTGACGATATTGATAAAGGTATAGACAAAGTATTGTATCAAATGGATATACCTATGGAATACACTTCAGATACACAACCTATGCAAGGTATCACTTATGATGCAGGTATCTTATATTGGTATACAGGTGATTCGAATACAGCCAACCCTAATTACTTACAAGGCTTCGATGTCAAAACAAAAGAGTTATTATTTAAACGTCGTATCGATATAGGCGGTGTGAATAACAACTTTAAAGGAGATTTCCAAGAGGCTGAGGGTCTAGATATGTATTACGATCTAGAAACAGGACGTAAAGCACTTTTAATTGGGGTAACTATTGGACCAGGTAACAACAGACATCACTCAATTTATTCTATCGGTCAAAGAGGTGTAAACCAATTCTTAAAAAACATTGCACCTCAAGTATCAATGACTGATTCAGGCGGACGTGTTAAACCGTTACCGATACAGAACCCAGCATATCTAAGTGATATTACGGAAGTTGGTCATTACTATATCTATACGCAAGACACACAAAATGCGTTAGATTTCCCGTTACCGAAAGCGTTTAGAGATGCAGGTTGGTTCTTTGATGTACTGCCTGGTCATTATAATGGTGCGTTAAGACAAGTACTAACTAGAAACAGCACAGGTAGAAATATGCTCAAATTTGAACGTGTTATCGACATCTTTAACAAGAAAAACAACGGTTCATGGAATTTTAACCCACAAAGTGCTGGTTATTGGGAACATATCCCTAAGAGCATCACGAAATTGTCTGATTTAAAAATTGTTGGTTTAGACTTCTATATCACCACTGAAGAATCAAAACGTTTTTCTGACTTCCCTAAAGATTACAAAGGTATTGCAGGCTGGGTGTTAGAAGTAAAATCAAATACACCGGGTAACACAACACAAGTGCTAAGACGTAATAACTTTGCTTCTGCTCACCAGTTTTTCGTTAGAAACTTTGGTACTGGTGGTAATAGTGGTTGGAGCATAATAGAAGGTAAGGAGGTTGAATAATGGTAGTAGATAATTTTTCAAAAGATGATAACTTAATCGAGTTAAAAACAACATCACAATATAATCCAGTTATTGACACAAACATCAGTTTCTATGAATCAGATAGAGGAACTGGTGTTTTAAATTTTGCAGTAACTAAGAATAACAGACCGTTATCTATAAGTTCTGAACATGTTAAAACTTCCATCGTGTTAAAAACCGATGATTATAACGTAGATAGAGGCGCTTATATTTCAGACGAATTAACGGTAGTAGACGCAATTAATGGGCGCTTGCAATATGTGATTCCAAATGAATTTTTAAAACATTCAGGTAAGGTACATGCTCAGGCATTCTTCACGCAACACGGGAGTAACAACGTAGTTGTTGAACGTCAATTTAGTTTCAATATTGAAAATGATTTAGTCAGTGGGTTTGATGGCATAACAAAGCTTGTTTATATCAAATCTATTCAAGATACTATCGAAGCTGTCGGTAAAGACTTTAACCAATTAAAGCAAAATATGGCTGATACACAAACGTTAATAGCAAAAGTGAATGATAGTGCGACAAAAGGCATTCAACAAATCGAAATCAAGCAAAACGAAGCTATACAAGCTATTACTGCGACTCAAACTAGTGCAACACAAGCTGTTACAGCTGAATTCAATAAAATAGTTGAAAAGGAGCAAACGATATTTGCGCGTGTCAATGAAGTTGAGCAACAAATCAATGGTGCTGACCTTGTCAAAGGCAACTCGACAGTCAATTGGCAAAAGTCTAAGATTACTGATGATTATGGCAAAGCGATTGAATCGTCTGAGCAGTCCATAGATAGCGTTTTAAGCACAGTTAACACATCTAGGATTATTCATATTACTAACGCAACAGATGCGCCAGAAAAGACGGATATAGGCACGTTAGAGAAGCCTGGACAAGATGGTGTTGATGACGGTTCTTCGTTCGATGAATCAACTTATACATCAAGCAAATCTGGTGTGTTAGTTGTTTATGTTGTTGATAATAATACTGCTCGTGCAACATGGTACCCAGATGATTCAAACGATGAGTACACAAAATACAAAATCTACGGCACGTGGTACCCGTTTTATAAAAAGAATGATGGAAACTTAACTAAGCAATTTGTTGAAGAAATATCTAACAACGCTTTAAATCAAGCTAAACAGTATGTAGATGGTAAGTTTCAAAGTACAAGTTGGCAACAACATAAATTAACAGAACATAACGGTCAATCAATCCAAAAGAACTTATATAACGCCAAAGGTAATTTAGAAGCATTGGGCGCTGGGAATTATTACGTAACAAGTGTACCTGATTTACCAGGTATTGTTGAAAGTTACGAAGGCTACTTATCAGTATTTGTTAAAGATGATGCAAATAAGTTATTCAACTTCACACCTTCAAACTCTAAAAAAGTTTATACACGATCAATCACCAATGGTCGATTAGATTCACAATGGGCTGCACCTAACGAACATAAAACAGCCGTGTTATTCGACGGTGCTGCAAACGGTGTAGGAACAAGGATTAATTTAACCGAAGCTTATACAAATTATGCAATTCTATTCATAAGCGGTACTTATCCAGGTGGTGTTATTGAAGCATTCAGTTTAACCTCTATACCAAATGCGATTCAATTAAGTAAAACAAATGTAGTTGACTCAGACGGTAACGGTGGTGGTAGTTATGAATGCTTAATAACTAAAGAAAGTGGTACGACGTTAAAAATCGATAACGATGTGTACCTTGATTTAGGCAGTAAAACAGGTTCTGGTGCTAATGCAAACAGAGTTACGATAAATAAAATTGTGGGGTGGAAATAATGAAAATCACAGTAAACGATAAAAACGAAGTTATCGGATACGTTAATACTGGCGGATTACGCAATAGTTTAGATGTAGATGATAACAATGTGCCTATTAAATTTAAAGAAGAGTTCGAACCTAGAAAGTTTGTTTTCACTAACGGCGAAATTAAATACAATAGCAATTTCGAAAAAGAAGACGTACCGAATGCATCAAAACAACAAAGTGAATCAGATTTGAGTGATGAAGAACTTCGCGGAATGGTTGCAAGTATGCAAATGCAGATGACGCAAGTGAACATGTTGACAATGCAATTGACGCAACAAAACGCTATGTTAACACAACAGTTGACCGAACTGAAAACTAACAAAACAAATACTGAGGGGGACGTTTAAATGATGAAGATGATTTATCCAACTTTTAAAGACATTAAAACTTTTTATGTGTGGGGTTGCTATAAAAATGAGCAAATTAAGTGGTACGTAGACATGGGTGTAATTGACAAAGAAGAATATGCATTGATCACTGGAGAAAAATATCCAGAAACAAAAGATGAAAAGTCACAGGTGTAATGCTTGTGGCTTTTTAATTTAACAAAAAGTAGGTGGCGTAATGTTTGGTTTTACCAAACGACATGAACAAGATTGGCGTTTAACGCGATTAGAAGAAAATGATAAGACTATGTTTGAAAAATTCGACAGAATAGAAGATAGTCTTAGAGCGCAAGAAAAGATTTATGACAAATTAGATAGAAATTTTGAAGAATTAAAGCGCGACAAGGTAGAAGATGAAAAGAATAAAGAAAAGAATGCCAAGAATATTAGAGACATAAAAATGTGGATTCTCGGTTTGGTAGGGACTATCTTCAGTACGATCGTCATAGCTTTACTAAGAACTATTTTTGGTATTTAAAGGAGGTGATTACCATGCTTAAAGGGATTTTAGGATATAGCTTCTGGGCGTGCTTCTGGTTTGGTAAATGTAAATAACAGTTAAGAGTCAGTGCTTCGGCACTGGCTTTTTATTTTGATTGAAATGAGGTGCATACATGGGATTACCTAATCCAAAGACTAGAAAGCCTACAGCTAGTGAAGTGGTTGAATGGGCGTTATATATCGCTAAAAACAAAATAGCTATTGATGTACCTGGTTCTGGAATGGGAGCACAATGCTGGGATTTACCTAATTATTTACTCGATAAATATTGGGGGTTTAGAACATGGGGAAATGCTGATGCTATGGCTCAAAAATCCAATTATAGAGGTAGAGATTTCAAGATAATTAGAAATACAAAAGATTTTGTACCACAACCAGGCGACTGGGGTGTTTGGACTGGTGGTTGGGCAGGACATGTAAACATTGTAGTGGGACCATGCACAAAAGACTATTGGTATGGCGTAGATCAAAACTGGTATACAAATAACGCAACAGGAAGTCCGCCATATAAAATTAAGCACTCTTATCATGATGGACCAGGTGGAGGGGTTAAATATTTTGTTAGACCACCATATCATCCGGAGAAATCTACGCCGGCACCTAAACCCGAAGATGATAGTGATGATAACGAAAAAAATAATAAAAAAGTTCCAATTTGGAAAGATGTAACAACTATAAAGTACACAATTTCTAGCCAAGAAGTTAATTATCCGGAATATATTTATCACTTTATAGTAGAGGGTAATCGACGACTCGAAAAACCTAAAGGGATAATGATTAGAAATGCTCAAACAATGAGTTCAGTAGAAAATTTATATAACAGTAGGAAGAAATACAAACAAGATGTGGAATATCCCCACTTTTATGTTGATAGACATAATATTTGGGCACCTAGAAGAGCTGTATTTGAAGTTCCTAATGAACCTGATTATATAGTTATAGACGTATGTGAAGATTATAGTGCGAGTAAAAATGAATTTATTTTTAATGAGATTCACGCAATGGTTGTAGCTGTAGATATGATGGCCAAATATGAGATACCTCTAAGTATTGAAAATTTAAAAGTAGACGACAGCATTTGGCGTTCTATGTTGGAACATGTTAATTGGAATATGATTGACAACGGTGTTGCCCCTAAAGATAAATACGAAGCATTAGAAAAGGCATTACTTAATATATTTAAAAACAGAGAAAAATTATTAAATTCTATAACTAAACCAACAGTAACAAAATCTAGAATAAAAGTTATGGTAGATAATAAAAACGCTGATATAGCGAATGTAAGAGACTCATCACCAACAGCTAACAATGGCTCGGCATCTAAACAACCGCAGATTATAACTGAAACGAGCCCTTATACATTCAAACAAGCACTGGATAAACAAATGGCAAGAGGTAACCCGAAAAAATCTAATGCTTGGGGCTGGGCTAACGCTACACGAGCTCAAACGGGCTCGGCAATGAATGTTAAACGAATATGGGAAAGTAACACGCAGTGCTACCAAATGCTTAATTTAGGCAAGTATCAAGGCGTTTCAGTTAGTTCGCTTAATAAGATACTTAAAGGTAAGGGGACATTGAATAATCAAGGTAAAGCGTTCGCAGAAGCTTGTAAAAAGCACAACATTAATGAAATTTATTTAATCGCGCATGCTTTCTTAGAAAGTGGATATGGAACAAGTAACTTCGCTAACGGAAAAGATGGAGTATACAACTACTTCGGCATTGGCGCTTACGACAACAATCCTAACTACGCAATGACGTTTGCTAGGAATAAAGGTTGGACATCTCCAGCAAAAGCAATCATGGGCGGTGCTAGCTTCGTAAGAAAGGATTACATCAACAAAGGGCAAAACACATTGTACCGAATTAGATGGAATCCTAAAAATCCAGCTACACATCAATATGCTACTGCTATAGAGTGGTGCCAACATCAAGCAAGTACAATCGCTAAGCTATATAAAAAAATCGGCTTAAAAGGTATCTACTTTATAAGAGATAAATATAAATAAAGAGGTGTATAAATGTACAAAATAAAAGATGTTGAAACGAGAATAAAAAATGATGGTGTTGACTTAGGTGACATTGGCTGTCGATTTTACACTGAAGATGAAAATACAGCATCTATAAGAATAGGTATCAATGACAAACAAGGTCGTATCGATCTAAAAGCACACGGCTTAACACCTAGATTACATTTGTTTATGGAAGATGGCTCTATATTCAAAAATGAGCCCCTTATTATCGATGATGTTGTAAAAGGATTCATTACCTACAAGATACCTAAAAAGGTTATCAAACACGCTGGTTATGTTCGCTGTAAGCTGTTTTTAGAGAAAGAAGAAGAAAAAATACATGTCGCGAACTTTTCTTTCAATATCGTTGATAGTGGTATTGAATCTGCTGTAGCAAAAGAAATCGATGTTAAATTGGTAGATGATGCTATTACGAGAATCTTAAAAGATAACGCGACAGATTTATTGAACAAAGACTTTAAAGAGAAAATAGATAAAGATGTCATTTCTTACATCGAAAAGAATGAAAGTAGATTTAAAGGTGCGAAAGGTGATAAAGGCGAACCGGGACAACCTGGTGCAAAAGGTGAAGCAGGTAAAAAAGGAGAACAAGGCGCACCCGGTAAAAACGGTACTGTAGTATCAATCAATCCTGACACTAAAATGTGGCAAATTGACGGTAAAGATACAGATATCAAAGCAGAACCTGAGTTATTGGATAAAATCAATATCGCAAATGTTGAAGGGTTAGAAGATAAATTGCAAGAAGTTAAAAAAATCCAAGATACAACTCTCAACGACTCTAAAACGTATACGGATTCAAAAATTGCTGAACTAGTTGATAGCGCGCCTGAATCTATGAACACATTAAGAGAATTAGCAGAAGCAATACAAAACAACTCTATTTCAGAAAGTGTATTGCAACAGATTGGCTCAAAAGTTAGTGCAGAAGATTTTGAGGAATTCAAACAAACACTAAATGATTTATACGCTCCAAAAAATCATAATCATGACGAGCGGTATGTTTTGTCATCTCAAGCTTTTACTAAACAACAAGCGGATAATTTATATCAACTAAAAAGCGCATCTCAACCGACGGTTAAAATTTGGACAGGAACAGAAAATGAATATAACTATATATATCAAAAAGACCCTAATACACTTTACTTAATTAAGGGGTGATTTTTATGGAAGGTAATTTTAAAAATGTAAAGAAACTTATTTACGAAGGCGAAGAATATACAAAAGTATATGCTGGAAATATCCAAGTATGGAAAAAGCCTTCATATTTTGTAATAAAACCCTTACCTAAAAATAAATATCCGGATAGCATAGAAGAATCAACAGCAAAATGGACAATAAATGGAGTTGAACCTAATAAAAGTTATCAGGTGACAATAGAAAATGTACGTAGCGGTATAATGAGGATTTCGCAAACTAATTTAGGTTCAAGTGAATTAGGAATATCAGGAGTCAATAGCGGAGTTGCAAGTAAAAATATCAACTTTAGTAATCCTTCGGGGACGTTGTATGTCACTATAAGTGATGTTTATTCAGGATCTCCGACATTGACCATTGAATAATTTTAAACGACTAATTTTTAGTCGTTTTTTTATTTTGGATAAAAGGAGCAAACAAATGGATATTAACTGGAAATTGAGATTCAAAAACAAAGCAGTACTAACTAGTTTAGTTGGAGCATTGTTGCTATTTATCAAGCAAGTCACGGATTTATTCGGATTAGATTTATCTACTCAATTAAATCAAGCTAGCGCAATTATAGGCGCTATCCTCACGTTACTTACAGGTATTGGCGTTATTACTGACCCAACGTCAAAAGGCGTCTCAGATTCATCTATAGCACAGACATATCAAGCGCCTAGAGATAGCGATAAAGAAGAACAACAAGTTACGTGGAAATCATCACAAGACAGCAGTTTAACGCCGGAATTAAGCACGAAAGCACCAAAAGAATATGATACATCACAACCTTTCACAGACGCCTCTAACGATGTTGGCTTTGATGTGAATGAGTATCATCATGGAGGTGGCGACAATGCAAGCAAAACTAACTAAAAAAGAGTTTATAGAGTGGTTGAAAACATCTGAGGGAAAACAATATAATGCGGACGGATGGTATGGATTTCAATGCTTTGACTATGCCAATGCAGGTTGGCAAGTCTTATTTGGCTACAACTTAAAAGGTGTAGGTGCCAAAGACATCCCAAGTGCTAATGATTTTAACGGACTAGCTACTGTATACCAAAATACACCAGACTTCTTAGCGCAACCTGGCGACATGGTTGTATTCGGTAGTAATTATGGTGCAGGATACGGTCATGTTGCATGGGTAATTGAAGCAACTTTAGATTATATCATTGTATATGAGCAGAATTGGCTCGGCGGTGGCTGGACAGACGGTGTACAACAACCTGGCTCTGGTTGGGAAAAAGTTACAAGACGCCAACACGCTTACGACTTCCCTATGTGGTTTATCCGTCCTAACTTCAAAAGCGAAACAGCTCCACGATCAGTACAATCTCCTACGCAAGCATCTAAAAAGGAAACGGCTAAGCCACAACCTAAAGCGGTAGAACTTAAAATCATCAAAGATGTGGTTAAAGGTTATGACCTACCTAAGCGTGGTAGTAACCCTAAGTTTATAGTTATTCACAACGACGCAGGAAGCAAAGGAGCAACAGCAGAAGCATATCGTAATGGATTAGTTAACGCGCCATTATCGAGACTAGAGGCAGGTATTGCGCATAGTTACGTATCAGGTAACACAGTTTGGCAAGCCTTAGATGAATCTCAAGTAGGTTGGCATACAGCGAATCAAATAGGTAATAAATATGGTTACGGTATTGAAGTGTGTCAATCAATGGGAGCAGATAATGCGACGTTTTTAAAAAATGAACAGGCGACTTTCCAAGAATGTGCTAGATTGTTGAAAAAATGGGGATTACCAGCAAACCGTAACACAATCCGATTACACAACGAATTCACTTCAACATCATGCCCACACAGAAGCTCAGTATTGCACACTGGTTTTGATCCAGTAACTCGCGGTCTATTGCCAGAAGACAAGCGGTTGCAACTTAAAGACTACTTTATCAAGCAGATTAGGGCGTACATGGATGGTAAAATACCGGTTGCCACTGTCTCTAATGAGTCAAGCGCTTCAAGTAATACAGTTAAACCAGTTGCAAGTGCATGGAAACGTAATAAATATGGTACTTACTACATGGAAGAAAGTGCTAGATTCACAAACGGCAATCAACCAATCACAGTAAGAAAAGTGGGGCCATTCTTATCTTGTCCAGTGGGTTATCAGTTCCAACCTGGTGGATATTGTGATTATACAGAAGTGATGTTACAAGATGGTCATGTTTGGGTAGGATATACATGGGAGGGGCAACGTTATTACTTGCCTATTAGAACATGGAATGGTTCTGCCCCACCTAATCAGATATTGGGTGACTTATGGGGAGAAATCAGTTAGAATGACATAGTCATGTCTATTTGAGCAGGTGCGTTACATACCTGCTTTCTATTTACATTTAAAGATAAAATGTGCTATTATTTTACTAGAACTTTTTAACATTTCTCTCAAGATTTAAATGTAGATAACAGGCAGGTACTACGGTACTTGCCTATTTTTTATGCAAATTTAAAAAAACACTTGCTTAATAAACAATTGTTTAGTATAATTATATTTGTAGGTTAGTTGATGACTTACAAATTATGTGTAAGGAGGTGAAAAGCCTCATGCTAGACATAATAAAAACACTTCTAGAACATCAAGTATTGGCAGTACTGATAATTCCAGAAGTGTTAAAACAACTTAGAGAATGGCATCTCGGCTACCTAGACCGAAAGCCAAACAACAAAGATTAACATTATGCTTGGAGCCTGATGGCTCCTCCTTACACTTATATAATATAATATTATTTGGAGGTTTTCAATTATGACAGAACAAATGTATTTAATATTGTTTTTATTAAGCCTACCATTGTTATTATTTATCGGGAGAAAAACACATTTTTATTGTTTAGATAAAAAGAATGGACGTAGATAATATGAGTGATTATAAATTAAAAATAATTGAATTGATCAAAAGTGATATAACAGGTTACCAAATTCACAAACAAACTGGCGTAGCGCAATATGTAATTTCACAATTAAGGCAAGGAAAGCGCGAAGTAGATAACTTAACTTTAAATACAACTGAAAAACTATACAGTTACGCACGACAAGTGTTATAA